AAGTTAATCGACGGTATTACACCGTAATACGCTTTTTGTGGCTTATGTAGGCCGCTAGGAGGATTACCTATGCATCGTTCTAAACGATACCCGGCTCCGCCGGAGGAAACCTGTCCCATACACGGGCTAGTAACGAGCGTACTATCTGATATTCGTGAGAAATACACGATATCACAACGACAGCTCAAGCCTGTATATAGTTCACTTAGAGCTATTTACAGAGGATGTTTATATGGAGACAATCTTAAGGAAATTATATCCCTTATTTCGTCATATGAATTGGACCTCATTCATTGGAGCGGTCCGGGCTACACGATCAATCTTTGCGGATTGGTCGTTGACCCCGACGCAAGCCCTGGTCTTGTTAAAGACCTTAGGCAAGCTTACCGGCTCTTTTGGAAGAGTAAATCCATTACGCCGTCGGAGGAAGTAAAAGATAGTGCCTTTGCGCGGATTTCCGCGCAAAAGACACATGCTCTTACTAAATTCGACTTGGATAGCCTTAGGGCTATCTGTACACGCGTACTTGGACCTTGTCCATCCACCGTTCTTGATCTCCCTGGCCGACATGGTCCGGGAGCAGTAGCTGAGGGGTATCGCGGGCTTGACAAATGGAGGTTAGATAATTACTATCCTCAACTTGATCATGCCGGCGGTATCTCGCTGCTGTTTTTCAATGAACGCCATATTCTGCATAATCGAAAAGAACTAACGTTCCTTCCTCATCCTATTACTAGGTATGTCGAGGTCCCAAAAGACCTTAGGAAGAATCGCGTTATCTCTTGTGAACCGTGCACCATGCAGTATTTGCAACAGTCGATAGTTAGCTTGCTAATGTCTCGACTTAATTCAAATTCCGCTAATTGCATTAAGTTCGTCTCTCAAGACGAACATACCGACGTAATGCTTAAAGCATCATATGCGTGCTCGACAATTGACTTGTCTGACGCATCTGATATGATTTCGCGCCGTCTCGTCTGGAATATTCTTCCGGACGATTGGCGTAAACTCCTTTTCTCATTACGATC